GAGTGCCGGGATGACTGGCTGCGGTGGTGCGACGCCGAGTGCCGGGATGACTGGCTGCGGTGGTGCGACGCCGAGTGCCGGGATGACTGGCTGCGGTGGTGCGACGCCGAGTGCCGGGATGACTGGCTGCGGTGGTGCGACGCCGAGTGCCGGGATGACTGGCAGGCCGATCAGCGGCGCGGGGTGTAAGCATGGCGCCCCGTTCCCCTTTGGTGCAGTTGCGCGCGGTGTTGCGTGACGGTGTTGCGCAATGCGCGAGCGCGCGCGAGCAACAGCGGCAGCCGAGCTGCGGGTCCTCCTGGCATCATCTGTGGGAGGGTACGTGGAGGCGCGGTTTCCCCCTAGGCTGCGGGCTCGGGGCATAGGCAACATGGCCCTCTGCAAGAACTACGACGAGGTGCTGTCGCTGCTGATGGCGGCCGGGCTCGAGATTGAAGGCCCGCTGCAGATCGGCACCTCGAAGATGGTCCGCTGCTACATGGACGGCGACCGCAAGAAGAAGCGCGGCGCGTACCGCCTCTTCGAGACGCCTCTCTCCAACGGCGACAGCGTGATCCTTGGCACCTACGGCTTCGCACGTTGCGCCGAGTACTTCTTCGAGAAGATCCCGTTTCCCAAGGGCGAGCGCAAGTCGGTCGATGCGCAGCAAATGGCAGCGATCCGCGAGCGCATGCTGCTCGAGGCAAAACGCGCCGAAGCCGAGCGCCTCAAACGTGGCGACGAAGCCGCGGCCCAGGCCTCGACCTGGTGGGGAAAGCTGTCCGACACCGGCGCCTGCGCCTACCTGCAGCGCAAGGGCCTGCCGCCGGGCAGGCTGTACGGCGCCCGCGTGTCGAGCTCCGGCAACCTGGTCGTGCCGATGCAGGACGGTGACGGCAAGGTTTGGGGCCTGCAGGTCATCTACGGCGACCCGGCAACCAAGGCCAAGAGGGGGCGCGACAAGGACTTCACCCCGCCCGGCCTCATCAAGAAGGGCCACTGGTTCCAGATCGGCAGCCCGATCGCCGGCGGCATCGTGCTGCTGTGCGAAGGCTTCGCCACCGGCGCCAGTCTGCACGAGGCGACCGGCCTGCCGGTGGTGGTGGCCTTCGACGCCGGCTCGCTGCTGCCGGTGGCCACGGCCATCCGCAAGCGCTACCGCGGCGTGCGCGTCCTGGTGTGCGCCGACGACGACTACCTCACCGAACCGAACACCGGCGTGCATGCCGCCCAGGCTGCAGCGCTTGCCATAGATGGCGCTTATGTCGTGCCGGTTTTCCCGGTCGAGCGCAGTACCGACAAGGCCAAGAAAGGCCCGACCGACTTCAACGACCTGCACGTGCTGCCCGAGGGCGGCCTGCATGCCGTGCGCGCGCAGATCGACGCCGCCATCGCATCGGCAGGCTGGGTTTCCAGCGCCGCGACCGCGCGCGGGGCGGCCCCACAAAGGGGGGAGGGGAGCAAGCCCGGCGAACGCCCTGCGGCCCTCTCCACCATGGCGCTGCCCGAGATCGTCGAGCGCTTCATCCACGTCGATGACAGCACCGGCGAGTTCGCCTTCGACCTCTGGACACAGGAGATGGTCAAGCGCTCCAAGATCGTCGCCATGCTGCCGGCGCGCGTGCGCTGGGATGACGTCAAGGACCACCCCACGTGGCAGTCGCGCGCGACCTACATCGACGAAATCGGCTTCGACCCTACCGGCCGCGACAGCACGATCAAGCTCAACAAGTGGAAGGGATGGCCGACGAAGCCGCGCGACGGCAAGTGCGAGCTGCTGCTCGACCTGCTGCGCTACCTCTGCGGCAACGAGGCCAACAGCGACGAGGTGTATCGCTGGATGTTGTGCTGGCTGGCCTACCCGCTGCAGCACCCGGGCGCCAAGATGCAAAGCGCGGTCGTCGTGCATGGCCCGCAGGGCACCGGCAAGAGCCGATTCTTTGAGGCCTACGCCAAGATCTACGCCCACCACGCGGTCGTGCTCACACAGTCCGCGCTCGAGGACAAGTTCAACAGCGACTGGGGGCAAAAGCTGTTCGGGGTGGCCGACGAGGTCGTCGCCCGCGGGGAAATGCACCACGTGAAGAACTTCCTGAAAAACCTGATCACGTCCGAAACGATCAGGATCAACCCCAAGAACCTGCCGGCCTACACCGAGCGCAACCACATCAACCTCGTCTTCCTGTCCAACGAGAAGCAGCCGATCGTCCTCGAAAACGACGACCGCCGGCACCTGGTGATCTGGACGCCGGGCAAGCTCTCCGAGGTCTTCTACGACGAGGTCGCCGCCGAGATCGAAGCCGGCGGCATCGAGGCCCTGCACCACCACCTGCTGCACCTCGACCTGGGCGACTTCAAGCCCTGGACCCGCCCTCCGATGACCAAGGCCAAAGCCCAGCTCATCGACACCAACCGCGAATCCGTCGACCGCTTCCTGCTCGACTGGCAAAGCGGCGACATCGAAGGCATGCCCTTCTGCCCTTGCGGCAGCGCCGACCTCTACACCGCCTACCTGCAGTGGGCGCGGCGCGAGGGCGTGCGCTTCCCGCGCGAATCCAACCAGTTCGCCGGCCACGTCGAAAAGCTCCCCGGCTGGGTCAAGGGCCATAAGGACCGCTACGCCGACACCTACTACACCGGCAAGCCCGTCCGGCAGCGCTTCGTCATCCCGGCGATCGAGGCGCTGCCGCCCGAACACGCCCAGCGCAAGGACGAAACGCAGACGCAGTGGCTCACCCGCTGCTACTTCGCCTTCCGTGCCGCGCTGCAAGGGGGGCAGTCATGACCGCACACCGCACCGCACGGGCTACCGCACGCCCCACCGCACGCCTGAAACCCGCGCCAATACTGGAACCGCACGGGGCGCACGGGCTTACAAGCGCGCGTACACGTGCGCGCTCGCAAACATGCTGCACGCACAAAAACAGTTCACGTACACACGTACCCCCCCCGTGCGCCCGTGCGCCACGTGCGCTACGCGGGTTTCAGGCGTGCGCCCACCCGTGCGGTGGCGTGCGGTACACCCGTGCGGTCGCGGGCGCGCGTTTTCACCCCCACGCCTGACGCCTGAAAAAAAAGAAAGAGGAAGCCGAGATGACCCTGGAGACCAAAGCCGCATTCGCCCGCCGGCTCGACTGGAACCGCAGCACCGTCACCCGAGCCGCCCAGGCCGGCCGCCTCGTGCTATCCGGCGCCCTGGTCGACGTCGAAGCCAGCCTCGCCCGGCTCAAAGCCACCGAGGGCGGCCGCGCCGACGTAGCGGCCCGGCACGCCGCCGAAAGGGGGCAGGGTGGGGATGCACACGCCCCCGCAGCCGAAAACACCGCCACGGCCCCGCACGCGCCCCGCAGCGCCGAAAACGAAGCCGCGCCCACATCCGACACCGACGGCGCCGGCCGCGCCCGCTACAAGGCCATCACGCTGCAGTTCGAGAACCAGCAAATCAAGCTCGGCATGGCCATGGCCCGCGGCCTGCGCTTCAACCGCAAGGACGTGGCCCGCGAAGCCGTAGCGCTCGGCGCAATCGTCCGCAGCGCCGTCGAGCGCGTCATCGACCAGACCGCCCCCCGCCTGGCGGTGATGAACGCGCCCGATCGCCGGCGCGAGCTGCTCGGCGCCGAGCTGCGCGCCGTGCGCCGCGCCCTGCGCGCCGAATTCCCCCGCGCGCTGCGCCGCCTGCGCAGTGCCAGCCAGCGAGGTGACGCATGACCGAGCTCTTCTGCCACGAAGGCAACGTCGGCGAATTCAACGCCGCACTGCGCGAACACCCCGACCTACGCGCCTTCGCTGCCGCGCTCCACCAAGCCGGCATGATCGACGGCCTGCGCGGCGCCCGCCTGCGCCCGGCCGACGCGCCGCGGCCCGAAAACCTCCAGGGCGTCACCCCTGTGCTATCCGACGCAGCAGAAAGCCGCCTCGCCGATTTGTGGTGGCAGCGCAAACAGGAACCCAAGGCATGAAACCGCAAATCGAACACCTCCCCCTCGACGCCCTCGTCCCCTACGCCCGCAACAGCCGCACCCACAGCCCCGAGCAAATCGCCCAGGTCGCCGCCAGCATCCGCGAGTTCGGCTTTACCAACCCGGTGCTGATCGACGGCGAGGGCGGCATCATCGCCGGCCACGGCCGCGTGATGGCTGCGCGCCAGCTTGGGCTATCCGAGGTGCCGTGCATCCGCCTGAACCGCATCGGATAAGCGCACATGGCCTCTCTCGCCGACCTGCAAGCCGAGCGCGAACGCCTGCGCGCCGCACAAGCAAAGGCGGACTTCGAGAAGCTGCTCGCCGACACCTGCGCGCTTGACGACGTGCGCGCCGATGCGGTGGCCGCCCGCGCGGTGCTGCTGCAGACGCTCGACGCGCTGGTCGGCCGCTGGCTGTCGGCGATCGACGACGAGCACGACGAGACCCGCGTGCACTACCTCATGTCGGACGTGGCCCACGACGTGCTGCGCGAGCTCGGCGAATCCGTCCAGGCCGCCACCACCCGCCTGCCGATGCTCGGCGAGCGCATCGCCCGCGGCGCCAAGCCGCGCGACCTGCTCACCGTCAGCCAGCACGCCGACCGCTACCGCGTCATCCGCACCGGCACCAACGCCCCCGGCCCATGGCGCACGGCGCTCACCCCCTACCTGCGCGACATCATGGACGACCTCTCCGAGCACTCGCCCGTGCGTAAGGTGGTCTTCATCAAGAGTTCGGGCGTGGGCGGTACCGAGGCGATGTACAACTGGCTCGGCTACGTCATGCACCACCTGCAGAACAAGGATCTGCTGGTGGTGGTGCCGACGCTCGAGCTGCGCGACCGCTCGTTCAACCCGCGCCTGGCGAAGATGATCGACGAAAGCGAAGCGCTCGCCAATCTCGTCACGACTGCCAGCCGCAACAAGGCCAACCGCGGCGACCTGCTCGAATACGGCGCTCGCGCCCGCATCATCAAGGCCGGCGCCAACAGCCCGGACAGCCTGCGATCGGACCACGTGCCGTATGTGATCTGTGACGAGGTCGACGCCTTCCCGTGGGACGTCGGCGGCGAAGGCGATCCGATGACGCTGATCGAAAACCGCCAGCGCACCTTCAGCCGCGCGAAAACTTACCTCGTGAGCACGCCCACGCTGGAAGGGCAAAGCCGCATCGACATCGAGTACCGCCGCACCGACATGCGCCGCTACTACGTGCCGTGCCCGCACTGCGACGAGTTCCAGCACCTGGAGTTCGGCGGCAAGGCCTGGCGCCACGGCCTCAAGTGGCGCACCGCGCCCCCACCCGAGGACGACCCGCACCACCTGCCGCAGGTGGTGGACGCCTGGTACGTGTGCAAGCACTGCGGCGCCGAGATCAGCGAAGGCCACAAGGCCGACATGCTCGCGCGCGGGCGATGGGTGGCGCAGCGCCCCGGCGTCAAGCTGGCGCACGGCTACCACCTCAACGCCCTGTACGCGCCCACCGGCCTGGGCCTCGACTGGCGCGCGATCGCGCAGAGGTGGATCAACAGCCAGGGCGACACCGCCGCGCTCAAGGGCTTCGTCAATACCGACCTCGGCGAGGTGTGGCGCGAGCAGGGCGACAGCATCGAAGAGATCAGCCTCATCAGCCGGCTGGAGGAATACACCCTCGACACGCTCACCGACGACGGCCGCCCGCTGTACGCCCTGATCACCGCCGGGGTGGACGTGCAGAAAGACCGCCTCGAGGTGAGCATCGTCGCGTGGGGCGAAGGCGAGGAGGCGTGGCTGCTTGAGCACGTGATCCTGCCCGGCGACACCGCCCGCCCCGAGGTGTGGGACGACCTCGCCGTGCTGCTCGAAGGGCAGGGCGAGTTTCCGCAGGCGATAGACTTCGCCTGCATCGACTCCGGCTACAACACCACGATGGTGTACGAGTTCGTCGCGCGCCGGCGCTGGTGCATGGCGATCAAGGGTTTTCCCGGCACCGGGCGTCCGCTGGTCGAAGACGAGAAGGTGCGGCGCTTGCGTCTTCGGCGCAAGCGCAAGACCGGCGTGCGGCCCGAGCCGCTCGGTGTCGACCAGGGCAAGGCACTGCTCTACGCCCGACTCAAGCAGATGCAGCCCGGCCCCGGCTACATCCACTTTCCACGCCAGCCCGCGTTCGATGACGAGTATTTCTCGCAGCTCGCCGCCGAGAAGCTGGTGACCAAGTTCCGCGGCACGCGCCCGGTGCAGGAATGGGTGCAGACCCGCCCGCGCAACGAGACGCTGGACTGCCTCAACTACGCGCTGGCGGCCTGCAGGTTGTCGGGGAAAAAGCTGGAGCGGGGGAGCGCGCCGACTGCCGCGCCTGCAAGTCCGCCGCTCGAGGCGCCCGCCGACTCCCCCCTCATCCCCGCCCGCAAGCCCGCCCCCGAGATGGCGCTCGGCTTGCCCACAAAATCCGACTGGAGCGCCCGTCTATGACCGTCCCCGCCCCGCACGCCGCGCAGCACACCACCCTGGCCGAGGTCTTTACCGATGTGCTACGGCGCAGCCTCGGCCTGCCGGCCGGCATGGCCGAGATCCTCGCCGACGCGCTGGTGATCGGCGCCGCCGAGCTCGGGCACGGCGGCACGTCCTACCACCTGCACACGCTCGACTACCTCACCCGCGACGATGTCGCCGCGCGCGTGCGCGCCGAGTACAACGGGCGAAACGTCCAGATGCTCGCGCGGCGCTATGGAAAAAGCCGCTCGACCATCTACCGCATCCTCCGCAGAAATGAGGAATGAAGGGCCTGTTCGGCAAGCTCTCTCCGGTACAGCCGAGGCAGCCCGTGGGGTTCCACGAGGGCGAGTTCGCGGCGGCATACGCCGCGCAGCTGGTCCACCACCAGCAGGCGACGCTGAAGCACCTCACCGCCAAGAACGTCGACATCAACAAGTGCCATGTGTACTTCGTAGCCGTCCCCGACGTCGACGAACTGCGCGAGCAGTTCTACATGCGCATGGGCTACAAGCCCGAGGTCAAAAAATGAGTACGTTCGCCCACGACCTGAAGAAGCTCTGAATTCATGAGCCGAAACTGTCGCACCGCGCAGTAACGCTGCGACACGCGCGCGCGTACTTTCGTCGCGTCCGCCTCTTGCCGTGCTCCGAGTCCTATGCCCTCAGTCGCTCAAACCCGCCTTGCCGCCTACCTTGCCGCCGAGGCAGCCATCCTGCAGACGCAGGAGTCGCGGCGCGGGGATCGCACGCACCGCATGGCCGAGCTCGACGCGGTGCGCAAGCAAATCGACCTGCTGCAGGCGCAGGTGTCGCGCGAGCAGGCGCGCGCGGCCGGCGGCGCCGGGTTCAACTACGCCGTGGCCGATCTATCGGGCGAGGGCGCATGAACGTCATCGACCGCCTCGTCGGCTATTTTGCGCCGCATGCCGCGCTGCGTCGGCGCGCGGCGCGATCGGTGCTCGCGCAGTACGAA